CAACAAGTTCAAATGCTCTTTCAATTCCAGAAGATCTAATTGAATTTTGAATTAGATTACCTCCAACAAAAAACTTATAGGTATTGGCAAAACCCATTTTTGTTTGCTTTCCTCCAGGGTTTAAAACTCTTACAGATCTACCAGACTGCAAAATAATGTTTTTATCTCCTATTGCAAAGGCAAGTCTTCCTTGTGGTGTTCTTGGAGTAATTGTTACTGGGTTTCCAGTTTCCATTACAAATGCTTTATTTGCAAAAACGTAAGATTTTTTGTTAGTATCGTTTTTTGGAACTGTAGATTTTGACAGTTTAAATTTATAAGATAATGTAAAATTAAAATCTTTTTCTTGTTTTTTTGTTAAAGTAAATAGTCTTGCAGTTCTGTCTCCAGTTTTTCCCCATTCATAAACATGATGTAAATATTTTGGTTTAGATCTTGCCTGCATATCTATATAATTTCCTAGATCAGTATTAATCTTGTTAAACACCTTATTTGTAAAACCTTCTTGAATACAATCTTCTGTTGCCATATGAGTCATTACCTGTGCTTGATAATATAAGGCTGCTGAGATCTTTTGTACCATTCCGCCATCGTCTATGACTCCAGATGGCTTTACGCCTCTCATAAGGCCTGCTAGACCCCTAGAAGCTGCATCTAAAGCCTGAGCACTAGTTGCCAATTGTCTGATTCTCCGATCTTTGAGCCAATAAATTCCATCCAAGAATTTCTCCAAATGGGTCTGTTATTGGAGTATTTCCCACTATCTCAAAAACTGTTGGAGTATTAGTTGGGTAATTTAATTCATACCAAATAACTTCTCCATTTTTATTTCTAATGTTTGTTATTTTTTGCCTTTGATTGATATATTTGTCTACACGAATTTGTATAGATTCCGTATCTTTATATTTAGTGGTATATTGTTGTTTGTCTTGACCACGAGAACCAGCAGAGCTTACCGAACCCTTTGCAAAGCAATCAACGGTATCTGTAAATATCCAATTCTTTTTTAATGCGCCAGTATCTTCATCTTGCGTATCTTCTTGAGAATAAATATCGGCTTTCATTGTTAATATTGAATTAACTAAATCTTTCATTAAATCACCAACATTTGTTTAATAACATATCCAGAGAGGATATTGTCTACAAAAAAGTTTCCTGTTCCGCTATATACTTGTGGGTCATATTCAAAGTCCCAGTCAAAGGTAGATATACTCTTTACGTATTTATTTTTCCATTGGGTATCTTTATTGAAAAAGTCTTTCATTAGTTCTATAGTTGCTGTTTCTATTGCATCTGGAACATCTGACCATCCAAACTTTCCTTGAATTCTATAAGCAACTCCTTTTCTAAAAAACCCTTGATATCCAATATCATATACTGTTGGTGATACCATGCCGTTTGCCAAATACACGGTGTTGTCTATTGTAAGGTTTCTATCAATTTTAAGACCGTATCCACTTGAAACTGGCACAACGCTATAACCAACATTATTTATTTGATTTGGATTGTCTATAAGCAATATATCATCTGCATATAGTTCATGCAATTCCTGAATCTTATAAAGTGTTTGAATTGAATCATCTCCGTTACCATAAATAGTTACAGAATCATCATATATATAGTAGTAATCGTTTGTGTAACTTTCAATTAATTTTCTGGCATATTTTTCAGCCATCTTTATTTCATCATAAGATTTATAATTTGCATCACTTGGATCAACGCCTATTCCAAGAGCATCTATTGCTTCCGACAAATTTGCGTAAGGTGTTACAACATCTACATATGATGTGTTACTGGCAGAGTTTCCAGAAACTTGATAGGACCAGACAAGTTTTAATTTTCTATTTCTAAAAGTAATATTGAAAGGCAAAACGATTTCATAATTACCATTATCTGTTTCTAGATTTGTTGCAATATAAGTTCCAATTGGTGTAGTTGGGTTTAAGTTTGGTACAACTGCTGGATCCTGTGTTACATCGTAAACAGTAACGGTAACATTTCCGTCTGCATCTACTGGTTGACCTCCCCAATAAATTTTTTGACGGATTGCTCCATTACTGTTTACATATAATTCTGCCATTTAAAATTTTCGTTATGCGTAGAACTCTCTAACCTCTACGGGAGTCGCTAAACGAAAACCCTCCTCTTTTTCAAAAATTTCTTCTGCTTTTTCTGTAGGCATTGCTACAAAAGGATGTTCTTTGGTAAATGTGAATCCCATTGCGTCATACCTAAAGTTAGCACGTTCCATTTTTACTAGAACAGTGTCTTCTGGCTGTTCCTTCTTTGGATCAAAAGTTGGCAATATTTCGTCTGCCTCTAATTTTGAATCTTCAATATTTTCAATAGTCTTTTGGTATACATCCCATGTTACGCCTTCTTCAGCGAGGGCTGCAATTATTTCTGTTTTGTTTTTTGAATTTGGTAGTTCAACCGCAAAGTCTTCGGCAACCTGACGTAATTCAGCAATTTTTAATGTCGAAAATGACATACATTCTCCTTTGTTCTTATCAATTATAGCATTGTAAAATTAAAAGGTAAAGGCCCCCAAAATATTAAATTTTAGAGGCCTCTACAAGATCTTCTTATTTAATTAAGAAGCTACCTTAACGTTCTTTACGACTACCCAAGCATCTGCTTGTTCAATCTGAACGCCAACACGAGTATAAAGTGTATACTCTACTGAGTCCTTACGTGGCCAGAAGAATCTGTATACAGTTACGTCACGCTTAATTCCAATAACAACGTTATTTGGGAATGAGAGGTGTACGTCACCATGATCTCCTGATGCACCAGTATGGGTACCAGTCTGAGTTTCCTTTAGAAGTGGGACTTCAACAATTGGAATACCAAATGCGAATGGTGCTACGTAACCAGCTGGTCCACCGAGTGGAGCAACATCGCCACGGATAACGCTAGAAGCGATATCTTGTGGGATTGTCTGGTTTGTACCAATGCTTTGTGTATATAGGAAGTCCTGAATAAGGTTTGATCCAGCAAGGAAGCGAAGGTCTGTACGACGTTGCTTGTACTTACGTGGAAGAGCCTTAAGTGCACTGTTGAATACTGCACGAGAGATATTAGCTCCCGCTGCATCTACAACGTGACCGTTAGCCTTTGACTTCTTGACAACACCATCAAATGCCTTATATAGGTCATCTGAAGTTGCAGAAGCATCTCCATTAAGAACTAGGTCCTCAATGTCATTTCCTGCTTGTGTTGCCATCAAACGTGCGATATGGTCCTCAAGATCTGGCCCTTCGATGTTGTCTTCTAGAGACTCTGTTGAGAGTTCCCAGTCAAGACGAAGCTTCTTAGTGGTCAGAGAAATCTTGGAGAATGTAACGCCTGCGTTTGATGCTGTATCGTTAGCTTCAGAAGCGACTTTCATCAACTTCTCGCCAACTCCGATACGATCAATCTCAGTTGTGTCAGCCTTCATTCTAACTGTACGTGCGACTTTACCAATAACGGTAGCGTCGAACACATAGTCAAGGAATCTTGCGGACTGCTCTGGATTTAGGAGACCACCTGTTTGAGTAGCTCCAACGTGAATGCCAGCACCAGTGATGGTCTGTCCATTCATGCCTGTAGTCAAAGTAGTATTTGCTGCTACTGCTTTTTCTAATAGTTCATTGCTCATTTTATTTCTTTCACCTGCCTTTTAGTTTAGAATGTCGTTCACGGAACCGAGGAAAGCGCCGCTCCATTTTGATTTCTTTACAAACTCTGTTGACCCGCCAAGGTCAGCAGACTTCTTAATTGCAGTATCACCCTCGACTGCTTCGATTCTCTTTTCTACGGAACCGATTGTTTCACGAATACCTTTTACGGTTTCGCTTAGTGTATTATGTTGTTCTGCCAAATCGATAATTCTTGCTTCAACACTCTTGCTAAAGGATTCTACAGTTTCTTTAACTGCAGCAACCTGTGCCGCATTTGTTTCTGCTGCCTTGGTAAGTGTATCGGACAAGAAGCCCTTAAGATCACCAATCATTTTTGCAAAATCTGTTTCTTCTGCAACTGCTGGTGCTGGCTCTCCTGCATTATCGGCGGCAACTTCTGCTGCTGGTGCAGCTTCTGCAACTTCTGATGCTGCCTCTTCGACTGCTGGAGCTTCTGGTGTAGCCTCTGCTACAACTTCTGCTGCAGGAGTTTCTGGGGTTGCTTCAACTGTTGCTTCTGTCATTGTTTCATCTGACATAGTTGTACCTCCTTTATTTATTTCGGTGTTGTTTTCAAGTTCATTTGCAGAACTAGAAATCTTTTTTACATGTGTTTCATAAACATAACGTACTGAATCTGCTTTATTAACATCATTGTTTTCAACCCAACCAATTACTTGCATTGGTTTTCCACAGGCTGTGCACTCTCGTGCTTCTTCTGTGTCTGAAACAACAACATCATCTGTTTGACAGAAAAATACGTTTGCTGCTGTAACTCCTGCTGAAATTCCTTTAAGAACCAATTTGCCATCTACTTTTTCAATTGAAAGAATATTGCATAATTGATTTGCAGGAGAATCTACAAGAGACAATTCTACAAGATCATAATCTTTAATAAATCTTACTGATGTTCCATCGGCTTTATTTACTTCTGTTTCCGCATCCTTAATTCTTCCACCAATTGAAAAACCAGAAAGTGTGCCGTCTAGAACTTTTTCCCAAGTGTCTTGTGCGCCTTTTGAAATATATGCGCTAACCCATACGCCATCATAAAAACTTTTTGTTACTGCATCAAAAAATGTTTCTGGTTTAAATGAAACAACTTTTCCAACCGCAATAGGTTGATGCATTTCACGGATGTTTCCTTTAAATCCATCAAATGCTTTAAGACTCGCTTCTGCTGTGACAACATCTCCTGTTTGGTCTACATTGTTTAATGTAGCAAATCCAGAAACAGTTCTGTTCTCTTTATTGACCTTGGTAAATGGGACACCAATAGATAGACGGGTGCCGTCACTAGACCAATTAGTTTTTTTAATGTCCATACTAAGTAAAGTATAGCAACCAGTAATTAAAAAGGCAAAGAATAGTCGCCTAAAAAATTACTATTCTGCCTGCCTTCCATCACCTTTTGCATTTCTGCCCTCCCCAGAAATATCGGGGGAATTAGCCTGTCTATTTTGAGAACGCTGTCTAGTATTACCTGCTTGAGCGGCCTGCTCGGCAGCATCTTGACCCTTTAAATCAACGACTTCGTCGCCTCCATCAATTGGGATCATACCCTTTCTGATTCTAACTTCATTAGGAGTAATTACCTGCATTCTCAAATATCTTTCATCAATCTTAGATTGAGTATCTTCATCTGTAAGGCTTAATTCGTTAAATTTAATTATCAAAGCATCTGTTTTTTCTTCAATAATTGCATTTAATTTCTTTTCAAGCCTCATTTGGGCTGGTCTACATACTTGCTCTTTA